CAAGTCTATTGTTGGATTTTTTTTCAAACAACTTTAAAGTGTAATCAAAGTTCTCTTTAATGAACTCTGGCGACTTATTAGTAAATACTTTTCTCAAGTATTTCTTTTGTTGTTCGTCAAGATTAGCAGTACGTTGCTCAATGATTAAATTAGCTTTAATGCCATTTAATTCATTTTGTAACGATGCATTTTCTGCAACGATAGACTCAAGCTTGCTAGAAGCTTCATGGATTTGGTTTTTTCCGTCAAGAATCGCTTCTTTAATACTCTCTTTTTGTAGAGCAGCATCGACGGCCAAATGGGATCTTAGATTCTCGAGAACTGTAATAGCTTTCTTATTACGTACAGCTTCTTTAATTTCATCAGCTGGTACTGCTTCTGCGAGGTATGTATCTAAATAATCACTGATAGATTCAACTAACTGTGATTTGAAATTGTTTGCATCTTCAGTAAGAATCTTTTCATACTTTTTGATGACTATCTTAAGCTTTTCTGCTCTATCTGCATCTACTGCTTCTACAACTTTTTCTAGTTTAGCAGAGTGATCAGCATCAATAGCTTCTAATAACTGTGAAAGTTTCTTGCTGTAAAGCTCATCTTGTTCGGCAAGTGCCTTTTCAACATGAATGTTTACTTTGTCTTGGACCTTGCTGTTAATAGCGTTTTGAATCTCGGTCATTGATTCAGGTGTTAAATCTTTTAGTGTTTCCATATTAGAAAAGGTTGCTATTATTATTTATTATCTTACGTTTGATTTTTTCATTAACGCTTGCTTTAAGGTAATCATTAGCTTGTTTATATCTTTGATCTAATACCGCAGCAATAAACTTTTTAATATCTTTCTTCATTGTTATAATTTATTTATGAAGGAAAGGATTGTTTGACGAAGATATTCGTCTTTATTCTTGTTTGGAAGTGTACTGATACCTTTTTCAAATTTGTCATATAATTCAGCAAATGAACCATCTGCTTCTAATACATATTGCTTACTTTCAAGAATTCCATTAACAAAAGCTTTATCAAAGCTAGGATCAGCAACTACATCTACTGCTACTAATCTAAAGTCTTTAACTCTATTAACTCCATTAGACTCAGCAACTAACTGTCCTAATCCTCTTGTACTAACACCAATTTTAACACCATCTTCAATTAAACTACGAACAATCAAACCTGTTGGGGTTGATAAGATTTTGCTTTTACCGTAAAATACATTTCCATCTTGCTTTAATTCGGTAATGATATGACATGCACGTGTCAGGTCTACATCAGCAGTAGTTGGGTGATTTAACTCACCCATTGCTCTACCCTCTTTAATCATTTCACGGGTATAACGATCTACTTCTGTTTTCATCTCACCTAGTGAGTAAATTCTACGGTTGCGATTAGCACCTTCTGCCATCATGAAAGGGCCTTTAATAAAGTAGTTTCTTGGCTGATTAGCATTCTTCTCCTCAACGATGTATTCAAAATCGTTGTTATTTGTAGGTGTCTCTACAATAAGTTTGAAGCTCATATATTTATTATTTATTATAATGCGTGTCTAATCAACGGATGCCTAGCTCTTTTTCCGTTAATATAATGAATTGATAACCTTTCTTTTCTGACCATTTTTTAGCAGCCTCCCATTTAGCTTGATTAGTTATCCATGTGGTTTGTTCATATAACATTGTAGATTGCTTTTTTCTATTATTAGGTATAGGTTTAGCCACTTGCTTACTTGGCTTTATTTCTATAAGAAACTTTTTTTTCTCACCTTTATTATCTTTAAATACAACAAAATTATCAACAAAGTATCTATGAACTTTATTATCTAAAGGGTTAATATATGGTATAATAATATTTTCACTACCCCAAGCTAATATAGTTTCTGTTAAATCTGCCCATCTAAAAAATTTTAACTCCCAACTTGATCTATACTGAGGGTAATTACTACCTATATACTTCTCACTATTTTGAGGTTTATAAACCCCTTGTTTAAAATGTGTTTCCATTACATCTGGTACAGGGGTCTAATTACATCCGCTTCTGTAGTTTGACCATCCTTCAACTTATTGATACTAATCATTAAATCAGCTTTATGGTCACTAGACATTTTAGTATCATTTACAGCATGTTTAGCTTCTTCAAATTTCTTTTGTTTAATTAATGCAATAACTTTCATTAATGCAGGATCTTTCTTCTTCATCTCAACTCTACCTTTAGTAGGTTCGTTAATTGTTTTTGATCTTTGAGATTTACCCACAATATAATTAAATATTCTTTCTGGATTATTCAAGAGGTTATTTCTTTGAATATCAGTTAATACCGTTTTATAAATTGTCAATAAATGAAAAACTGGGTCAATACCTTCTTGCATTTCACTTTGAGTAAATTTTGATAGTGGTTCAAACTCTGTTTTTCCCCTATAAATGTCGTTAAGGAAATTTACAGCAGCTTTTTCATCTGGACCTTGTCCTGCTACATCTAAATCTTGTAACGATTTAAACTCACCACTGTTAGCTTGTTTTAATCTTTGTACAAAGTTTATTGACCCTTCTTTAATTAAATCTTGTACTGCATCTAAAGTATCTTGTCTTGCTGCTTCACATTTTGTTTTCCATTCACCAGCTAATTGTTCATGTTTTTTAATTTCATTAATTAACCAATTTTCATATGCCATGCCTTTTCTAGTAGTTGGTTTTAGTTTTTTTCCTCTAAACTCTTTACTCTTACCATACATGGACATTTCACCTTTATTTCTAAGTTTTGTTCCTGCTGTAGAAAGACCACCTTTAATGTTTTCCAATTCTTTGTATAATCTTTTTGTGTAGGCTTCTTCTGCTTTCCATTCATGGTGTAAACTACTATAATGAGACATTACTCTTTGTAATTCCTTTCCGGCTTCAGGATCACTAGCAGCAACAGTCAAAGCAATTTTAATAAGTCTACTAGCTTCAGCTGTTATGTATCTACCTTTATCTGGTGTAAGGTTAACTTCTGGTTTTCTAATCTCAGGGTTTTCAATACCAGTGCTTTTACGAAACCCAGCTGGTCCTGTAGCTACAAATTTGTTAGGGTCTTTACCTTCTTTCTCGGTAATAAAACTAGCAAGTTCATTAAACTTCATATTATTATTTATAATTATCCTACCCAGAACATTGGTGGTTCATTATCACCAAATCCAGGTGCACCTTCATATAACTGTCTTTCCAACTCTTTCTTCTCTTCTAGGCCTTCTGATAACATATCAGCATTGACTTGACCACCTCCAAATAAAGATGTTCCGGTAAATTTGCCTCTAACTCTACCTAAAGTGATTTTACTTAACGCAAGAGCATATTGATATACCCATTGTTCCTTGATAACATCTCTTAATGCTCTCTCAACATAACATTGAATAACTGCATAGTATTGAGGATTTGTACCGTTTTTAGAATTAGGTTGAGGATATAATCTCATAATTTGAGTTCTATCATCAAAGTCATAACTTGGTTTAGTTGCTAATAACTTTTCCCTATTCTTTAACCAATCTTTTAATACATACCAACTAATTAAATCAAAACCATAATTACCCATTGCATAACTGAAATACGTTTGTTGTGCCATTGTCTGCTCAATGGTAAATAAAGTATTAATGCCAGATGTAGAACCCTCTTCCATATCTACTACCGCCATTACTTTTCTATAATCCATAATATCATAGTCAAAACTATTATAATATTTTGATGTGTTACTACTTACTTCTGAACCTAACTGTGTTATGGTGTTAACATAACTTGGTGTCCAAAATGGTGTCAAGTCAACTATAGGTTGTGTTAATGAAATAATTTGCTGATAAGTAGATAGACTTACTACAGTGTTGGCAAATATACCGTACTGGTATGAAGCAGATAACGAAGATAAACTTAAAAAGTAGCTACCTGGTATTGCACTATTTGCTGTAAAAACATTTACGTTGTTATCAACATACTTACTAAACTGTGGGTTACCGTTGTCTGCAGCATTAGTACTATTATTAAATTGCTGTAACTGATTTAAATACTGCGAGTTTGATTGAGCTGTAAAAAGTACATCCAATTTAATACCATAGTTTGGTATGTATAAATTGCTATTCATTACCAAATATTCTCTTGTATAACCGGCAAATTTAGTAAACATTTCACATGCAATACTAATATTGTCGTTTAATTGATCTGCATGTAACTCAACATTAACAGTTGGAAAACCTAACGATCTTAAGATTCTTTGCCCTAGTATGGCAAATGAAGTTATCTTACTAGAAAGATTAGAGCTCTGGAATGCAGAGATTGGTGTTACAACGCAATTGTTAGGTACTGCCATAATTTATATTATTTAAGTTGCCTGTGCTGGAGCTGCTTCAGCCCCACCTGCTGGTGCTTCACCACCTGCCGCTGGAGCTACTTCTGCTTCACCACCTGCTGCTGGTGCCCCAAATGCTGGAGGTGTTGCTGCTCCATTTGCTGCTGGTGCACCTGCACCTGCTTCAGCTCCAGGTGCTGCTCCAGGAGCTCCTCCTGTTGTCATTTGGTCTCTCCAATTAGGACCACCTTGTAAAATCTGTTGTAATTCCCATTCTAATTCTTTATCTTTTCTTAAAAACTCTCTATTAGCTTTAACATCAATATCGTTCCATCCTAGTAACTTCTTTTGTGCATATGTTTGTGATATTGATTGATTACTTACTAAACTATTAAAGTTTGTAACCTTAAGTTCCAATTTTTGATTCTCTCTTAACTCGTAGAAGTTTGTCGGTACGTTAAACTCTATAT